GAACCCGAAAAACGTGGAGCTTATCCGTCAGAAATTCAAGCTCATGGAGTCGGCTGTCACCGAGTCCAGGGCCAAGGCTTCACAGCTTCGGGCGGAGCTTGCGAGACTAAAGGCGAACAACGCACCCGCCGACCAGATAAGGCGCTTAGAGCGTGAAATCATAGCGGCGGACGCTGAAACGAAAAAGTTACAACGTGATTTAGCGATGTTCAAGGCATCGCAGACCACTATCGGGAAAGTGGGCGCGTCTCTGACGAACCTCGGGAGCAAGCTGACGAATGCGGGCAACGCTATGAGGTCGTTCTCCATGTATAGCGGTATGGCGACCGCGGCGCTGGGTGCGCTTGGGTATAAGGCGGCGGTACACGCGGATGACCTGAATACTCTGGCGGCTCAGACGGGTGTAGCAACTGCAAGTTTGCAGAAATTCGCGGCGACATCCGACATCGTGGACGTATCCACCGAGGACATGGCAAAAGCTCAGGGCAAAATCGTAAAAGCCATGAGCGAGGGTTCTGATGCGTTCGACAAGTACGGCATCAATGTAAAGAACGCTGACGGCTCCATGAGGTCATCCGAGAGCGTATTCTACGACTTCATGGACGCTATGGGTAACATATCCAACGACACCGAACGAGCGGCGGCTATGCAAGAGGTATTCGGACAGAGAGCATACCAAGCGCTCATGCCGTTAGCGGGCAATGTGGACACGCTGAGAGAATATGGCGCTCGTTTTGAAGAGCTTGGGCTGATATTAGACCAGGACACGCTCGACAAGATGAACGCTGTCAACGACAAAATCGACTATATGAAAGCCGTAGGCACACTCGCATTTTATAAGATAGGCGGGGCGATCGCTACGGCACTCGGCGGGAATCTGGACTCACTTGACGAGGTTATCGCTAACATAGCGGACAAGATCGCTAATATGAGCCCGTTCGCTATCAAGCTCGCTGTGGGCTTCGGCGCGATCGCTACGGCGGCGGGTCCTTTGCTTATTTTCTTCGGCAGTGTGGCGGGTGCCATCGGTAACCTCGCTTCGGGGTTCGCAAGGATAGCGCCGACCTTACAGAAAATAATACCGGGGCTGTCTAAACTCGGAGGGATGGGCGGCGGCTTTTTGCGGCTGCTTGGCCCGATAGGGCTTATAGCCTCCGCCTTTATTGCTATGTGGCAAAACTCAGAGAGCTTCAGAACTGCGATGACGGAGCTGGGCAGTACTTTGATGACCGCGGTCATGCCTATCATGCAAGCACTCGGCCCGCTTATTACTGTAGCCTCGCAGATGATCGCCAACATAGCGGCCACGCTCGGTAACATACTGGGCCCGGCAATTCAGGCGGCTATGCCGTTTATAACACTACTGCTGAACGCATTCACGGCACTGGCGACTGCGGTCATCGGTAAGATGACGAACATGCTCAACACACTTGTGGGCATCTTCACACGCATCGGGTCTGCGCTTATAACGCCGATCAATAATGCGAAGGCAAAGGTGCAGGGCGTCATCGATACCATCAAGGGACTGTTCCCTGTCAAGATAGGACACCTTCTGAAGGGTGTCAAGTTGCCAAAATTTGACCTGAAGTGGGGCAGTAAGGACTTCGGCAAACTTGGAACAATAAGATACCCGAAGGGATTAAAAATATCATGGAAGGCTAAAGGTGCGATACTTGATAATCCTACACTGATAGGTGCAGGTGAGGCAGGGCGCGAAGGTATCATTCCGCTGTCCGGCAGAGCAATGCAACCATTTGCAAACGCTATAGCGTCCAATATGGGAATTGATTATAACGCACTTGCGGCGGCTGTAGTGGGTGCGCTCCAGACGAGCAACGCAGACGTATACGTAGTGGTAGACGGCAAAGTAGTAGCCCAGACCACCGCGCCGTATATGAATACAGCTATCAACAGACTGCAACAGCGACAGGCGAGACTTGCGGGCATAGTGTAGGAGGTTAGCGATGAAAGAAAGAGGACTATTACCATCATGCGCCTTTAAGATAAACGGCTCATATCTTGAGGATATCGTGGACGGGTATCATACGATAAACGCGACCGGCTGGGAGCTTATCGGAAAAGACGTAGAGACGGTAGAGACTAACGGAGTTGACGGAGCTGTCATACAGTCAACCAGATACCCCACTCGTGAGATCAATGTGGAGTTTATCTTGAGGGGGCTGAACTGGGAGCAAAAGCGCGCAAGGTTCTTACAGCTAATGGGTGCGCTGAACAAAGAGAACGCGCAGATCATATTTAACGGAGAGCCCGACAAATACCTCACGGGAACTATAATAGCGGATTTAGACCTTGAGCACATGGTAACGGCTGAGAGTGGTACATTCAAGATTTTATGCGTTGACCCGTTCAAGTACTCCGTAGCCGATTATACGGAGACACCTACAGACGGAGTTTTCAACGTAAATTATGGCGGCACTTATAAATCGTATCCTAAGTTTATCGTAGAGTTTCCGCTTACACTGGACGCAAACGGCAATAATACCGATATTTCACAGTGCGGCTATGTTGGGCTTGCGACTCAGAGCGGGGCGGTATTACAATTCGGAGACCCGGAAGAGAAGAATTTAGGGAACGTAGAACACCCGGCGACAAATCCGCTCAATAAGACGTTTACCAGTATAGCGGATTGGACACCAAACGGCGGGGCGACGCTGGGCTCGGAGTATGCCATAGACGGCACCGCTGCGGTGAATGCGTCAAACAAGTACGTTTATGCGTCGGCCTATGGCTCCGGCTCGGACTTTCACGGCCCGACAGTCGCTAAAACCTTGACGGATGCGACGGACGCTACAAACTGGGTATTTAGTTTCAAACAGAAATTCGCAGCGACCAAAAAGCAATTCGGCTGTTTCCAGTGCCTCATTTATAACAACAACAACGGCACAAGGACGCTTTTAGGCGGGGTCAACCTTGTAAAGACCACAAAGGATACTAAAACGAAGCTGACAGTACTGACAGACGCAAACTCAAAGACATATACGGTCAAGTGCTCAAAGGTTGGCACGTCAACGATCACGAAAGAGGGCAGCGCTGTCAAATTCAGCATAGCGGGCAAAAATGTGACGTTGCAGTTATCAGACGGAACTCTGATAGCTAATGAGATAGTATTCTATTTCGGCAAAAAGGGAACTAAAACGGCAATGGGTACAAACTGCGTTTATAATTGCTCACTTAAGCGTATGAGTTATAAAGCAGTCGAGGATGTACCTAACTTATTTATGCCGGGCGACGTTCTGACGATAGACACAAAAGACGCGAGCGTATACCTTGACAGCGGAGACAGCGAGAACAACGCACAGACTATCGGAGCGTTAGGAAACGACTGGGAGACGTTCACGCTTGAGCCCGGTACGAACGCTATAGAGATAGACTTTTCCGATTGGACTACAACATCGCCAGAGGCGACGCTTGTTTATAAGAGGGTATGGCTATGATCGTATATGTAGCAGACAGACAGCTTAGCATATTAGCGGCGGCTTCTACTCATCTGAGAGAGGGCTTACGCATTATTGACGACAGCAAGACGGACTCGCTTGAGACCGGCACAAAGACATTTAGCTGTACCATCATCGCGGGCAGTCGCGAGCAACTACGCTTTGACTGTGCGCCCGGCAATTATCTTTTGAGGTCGTCAGAGGATGAAAACGAGTTTTATACCATCATAGAAACGGAACTTAACAGCGACAACAAGACGCTGACGCTCTACGCTGAGGACGCGGGGCTTGACCTTTTGAATATCCAGGTGCCGGCCTATAAAGCACCGGCGGCGCATGATATGGAGTGGTACGTCAATAAGTATCTGACAGACTACGCGAGCGACTGGGCTATAGGGCTCAACGAAGCACCAGACAGCACTCTAACGCTGGAATTTGAAAGCGAGAGCACACTGACCGAAAGACTCTTATCTATTGCGGGCTCGTTCGGCTGTGAAATAGCGTACTCTTACGACATAGAGGGGCTGAACGTCACAGCAAAGTATATTGACATCTACGAGAAACGCGGAAATAAAGCCCCTGAGCGTGTTTTCTACTTAAATAGGGAGATTACCTCTATCACGGAAAAACAAAGCATAGAAGAGCTTGCTACAGCCCTTGACGTTAAAGGCCAGGCGAAAGCCTCAAACAAGGCGGTAACGCTTCAGGGCGCGGACTATTCGAGCGACGGCACTACAACACACAGCCCGGCAGTGGAAACTGACGACTATCAGATACAAGGCCCCTACGTTATATGTAAGAGTGCGATATCAAACTGGAAGAGCGTACTTGATACAGACGGGGTACTGGTCAGACCTTACCAGTATGACTCGGACAACAAAAGGACGCTCTTTTCTCAAGCTGTAGCTGAACTTCGCAAGGTCAAAGATATCCTTTTCACCTATGAAGTAGAGTTCAACAGGCTGCCAGAGGTGAGGGTAGGGGACTACATCAACATCGTAGACGACTCCGACGAGATATATCTTAGCTCTCGGGTGCTGAAGCTGGAAACGTCAGTCTTGCAGAACACAGTACAAGCGGAGCTTGGCGAGTTTGTCCGCCAGACATCGGGCATCAGTGAAAGACTTTCAAAGATGGCGGACGAGCTGAGAAAGAGACAACTCGCAACAACTGATATCAAGCTGACATCAAGCGAGGGCGACACGTTTACAAGTTCGCTTGTGAATACTGTTATAAGCGTGGTCATCACTTACTCGGATAACGTCATCACGAACTATACCGATCTTATTAACGTGTTCGGAGACGACGTTGAGCTTGAGTGGTATAAGGACGATGTAAGGATATCCACGACCACGACGCACGTTATAAGCAACGACGGATTTACTCTGACTCTGATAAACGAAGAGGTAAACGACGTTGCTGGTTATGAAGTGAGGTTAGTTACTAATGACTGAGATAGCACGAAGTAAAAGAATCTTAAAGAAAATTGACGCGGGCGGAGACGTTGAGCAATACGTCTGGAATACACAGACCGATACCGGCGCGGGCGCGGGCTTGCATATAACGCGGATCCCGGATGCGGACTTTATAGCAGACCCAGAAAACGGGGGTATGAATGTGCTCATGCAGTCCGATGCTCAAGTGTTCCGGCAAGGGCTGACACCGCGCGCTATATACGGGATTGACGAGACTATACTGACAACTCCAGACGGAGCGGAGGCTTTCAAAGTCTCCACGGTCTCGGGTGCTACGTCAACGTCTACAGTGGTTATCTACGTAGGCGAGGACATAGAGGCGCGCCAGACAAAGGGGTTAGTTCTTACACGGGCGCAAATGAGCGCGGGTGATGCGTTCACAGTCACGATCTACACCGGCACGACAGCGAGCGAACTGGACTTTGTAGACGGGACAAGCTCAACTCAGAGCGTCACAGTCTCCGGCTCAACAACAACTGTTTGGTACGACAGCACAAACGAGAGGGTATATGTAACAGCCGGCACGCTGCCGATCGTGCTCTATTCGGTCAAGTATGAAAAGAGCACACCGACCCCCGAGGTATCTATAGCGGGCAAGATTTTAACGAATGGGCTCTGGTACGCTGAGGCTCGTCTGGAAATGTGGACGAACGACACACCGACGGCAAACTTCCCAGCTCGCACGATTTCGCTGAATGGATACGAGGGCGAGTATGACGCAGTAGAGATCTACTATAGGCACTCAACAAGCGATACTCGGGTGTATTTCATAAAAGGTGAGGTCGGTAACTCATTGCCTTTAAGTGTGCAAGGACAACAATACAACAGAACCGGCGGACGTACAGCTGAGGTAAATGCTAACAACGTCGTTTTTTCCGCGGCTTATTATAACGCCAACAGTAACAACACTTACGCAATACCGACGAAGATAGTCGGCATAAAGTACATTTAAGAGGGTTAAGACATGAACAAAGGGACAAAATTAAGAACTATACTGGCGATCGCTACATCGCTGAACACGGCGCTGATGGCTACAGATATAACGGAGTTTAACAATCCGAAGCTGAACCTTGCATATAAGATCAGTTCGGTAGTGCTCAATTTCGTTATAGTGGCTTGTGTCACGTACTACAATAACGACTATACGCTGGAGGGTGAAATCGGCACGAAGCACACCCGACAGTTAAAGGAGATAAAGGACTACACGCACCCGGAGGAGACAGATGAACCAGAATAAAAAAGTACTTAGCATCGCCCTGAGCTATCTGGGTACCAGCGGAGCGGACGCTCGGGAGTATTGCGGACTTCCTAAAGGTGCGAGCTGGTGCGATGCGTTCGTGAGCCTCTGCTTTTATAAGGCGGGACTAAAAAAGCTATACTGCAACGGAGCAAAAGAGACTTACTGCCCGCACTCCATTGCGTGGTGCCGGGTCAACCTGGCTCAGCTCCCTCCGTACCTGGCTATGCCGGGGGATGTAATATTTTTTGACTGGGAGCCAAACGGAAACCCGAACCATATCGGATTTGTAAGCGAGCGTAAGAGCACGGCGGAGATCTACACGACAGAGGGCAACACCTCGGGCGGAATAGTGGCGAACAAGACGAGGGCGACAAGCTCCGTACAAGCGATTTACAGACCGCACTATAAAGCGCCAGACGTTGACAGAGGGCAAAAACTGACGATTGACGGGGCTTTCGGCTACAAGTCTATATATTTACTCCAGAGGGCTCTCGGAGTGTCAGAGGACGGCATTTTAGGGCTCTCAACAGTCAAGGCTCTGCAAAGGCTTGCGGGGTGCACTCCAGACGGTGCATGGTGTAAGGGCACATCAAAGGCGGTTCAAAAGCTAATCGGAGCGGCGGCAGATGGTGAATTTGGTATAAACTCCGTCAAGGCTCTGCAACAGTGGATAAATAAAAAGGTCTTTGAAGCTCCAATAAAAGAGAACGGGCGAACCATTATAGACACGCTCAAAGGGCACGAGCTGGAGCTTATGACTACAAGGGTCGTACAGAGTTTAGCAATAAAAGGCGGGCTCAAATACGTCTTTTACTCAACCCGAGACGGCAAAGGCCAGACCGTAAAGAGCTACACCGACAAGGATTTGACGGGCGAGGTCGTGAATTATGCGTCCTTAGGTCATGCAAACGGGGCGACTTATGCGGATGGTAAATTTTACGTATGTTCCTATTACGGCAAGAAGAACACCAAGCAGCTAAAAGTCATCAACTCCGACACGATGAAGATCATCAAGACCATATCGCTCCCGGTGGCTGTATCTGGGATAGCTTACTATAACGGCACCTTTTACGGCTCTAAGGGGTCTACCGTGTACGTTTTCAAAGGCTGGAAAGTGGCTCGCAAGTTCAAGGTCAAGAGTGACGGAACACCGCAAGATATTGCCGCATACAAGGGCTATATATACGTCTGCCGGTCATACGTCAAAGGTTCTATCAGTTACATAGACAAGTACACCCAGACGGGAGACTATAAAGGCTCATACAAGATAACGAGCGATGAGCTGGAGTCGTGCGCGTTCTCTGATAAAGGCGAGCTGTACTTCATCACGTGGAACCATGCGCGGCTCGTTAAAACGGGGGTGATCGTATGACAGCAACAGAATTGATATTAGCAATCGTTGGTATCGTGTTCGGGAGCAACGGGCTTTTTGCTCTTATACAGTGGTGGCTCAATCGCGACAGTGTAGCCAAGCAGACACTCGGAGCGGTGAGCTACTCCATATTATCGGACAGGTTAGAGGCTCGGCTTGATGCGGGTTATGCGACACCCGAGCAAAGGAAAGAAATGGAGATACTCATAGAAGCATATAAGGCGAACGGCTGGAACGGAGACATGGACGCGAGGATAAACCGCTTTTACAATCTCCCTACCAAGAAGCTGAACGATTAAATAGTAAAGGACTGCCCGGGCTTTTTCTTTTGTTTCTAATTGTACCTCCCACATAATAATAACTATGCTGCTCATAATCTCCGGGCGGTTCTAAAGGCGGTAAGTTTTTACCGCCTTTTTTTATTTCTTAAGGTTTGTTAAACCGTTATTGACAATAAATAAATGTTTGTGTAAAATACTTTCAGGAGGCAAATTATGAGGAAAGTAAAAACAATTACGTTTTGTCTGCCGTTCGATCTGATAGACCAGCTCAGAGAGAACGCTTACAAAGAAGATAGGACACTATCAAATTATACGACGCAGTTATTGAGAAAAGCCCTAAAGAATTAGGGTTTATAAAAAAGTGTTTTAATTATTCCCAAAATTATGATTTTCTGTACTTACAGAATATGGAATAATTAAGGCACTTCAGCGAAAGGAGTGCTTTTTTCTATGGATACTATTTATAAGTCTAAAATCTGCATGGTCAGAGAAACAGACGCGCAATTCTTTGAGCAAGCGTTCAACGAGACGATAGAGCGGCTTGCTCAGTTTGAGCCGGAACCCGGCACAATTCAGTACGATGACGGCGCATGGTGGTGCGCCATAACCTACACCGAAAAGGAGCGCGTCATTGAGTCGGTCTCTGATATCTACGCAATGGAGGGCATAAGATACTTGTGTAAGAATTGCCCGCTTCACGAACCAGTCACAGACGGACGCGTCAAGTACGCCTCTTGTAAGTATGCCAGTCTTGGCCGCTCACACCTTGAGCATGGGGCTTGTGAGTATTTCTATAAAATGCTTCTCCAGAACAAAATAGAGCCAGTGGGGGTGTAATCATGAAACGATACAGAATCAGAAAAGGGAGCTTTTTAGACAACGCTCTGCCGTTCGTTATCCTTTTGACGCTCGTCATCATGGCGGGACTTGGCAACCATTACATTGATGGTATCTATTAAGGAGGTCTGACATGATTACTGAAGAAACGAGACTCGAGAGCTTTATCAAGACACCGACAAGCAGACGCGAGAGGCTAATACTGGACGCTCTGGACGGGGAAGAACTTACAGCAAGGCAGATAGCTTATAAGCTGGGTTTTAGCGACCTGAACGCAGTCAAGCCCAGACTGACGGAGCTGAAAGCAAAAGGCATCGTATACACACCCGGCAAAGCATACGACTATCTGACGGAGCGCAATGTAGCGTTATGGAGGAGGGTAGACAATGGACTATAAAGTTTTACTGTTAGACGCGATCAACGAAATATGCTTACACTGCGGCAAGTACACAGAGGAACATAACGGAGCTTGTGACGGCTGTAAGTGGTATGAGGCCAAATATGATTAAGAATTACGACACATTATTGAGAGAGATGGCTGCCGAGATCAAAGAACACTGCGAGATTGAAGAGTGTTTCACAGTCGAGGAGGATGACGTCAGCGAGTGGGTTACTCATATGTGCCCGTTCTGGAAGTTTGACGGCGACGGCATCGACTACGGCGAGTGTGTGCTCGGTTCGCCTAAATACTGGAGGCTCTAAATGAATTACGAAGAATTAAAGGCTGTGAACGAGCGGCTCAAGGCTACACCGATCAAGGGCAAGCCTTACGTACAAGTCAATGACAGAGTGCAAGGATTTAGAGAGTTGTACCCGGAGGGGTGCATCGTAACGAAGTTAGTTACATATATCCCGGGTGACTATTGCGTGTATGAGTGCGAGGTGTATAAGGACGCTGAGGCGACAAGGCCGTTAGCTACCGGCTCGGCTCAAGAGGATATCGACAAAAACAGAAACATAAATAAAACGTCCATGCTTGAGAACGCAGAGACGAGCGCCGTAGGTCGTGCGCTGGGCTTTCTGGGTATCGGTTCGGTAGACTCAATAGCATCTGCGGACGAGATGAACAAGGCACTCAACAGAGCGGACAACCTTGAGGCCCAGATCGGGGAGGACCTGGCAAAAGAATTAGTACAAGCCCTCGTTGATAATGGCATGAGCCCTGATATCGTGGTCAAGTATAACAAAGTGAACACGCTGAGCGAATTGACTTTCGAGCAATATAACAACGTGGTAAAGAGGTACCTGAAGCGATGACATCCATACTGCAAGACAAGAAACAATGTTATATCACAGGGCGGAAGTACGGACTCCATAAGCATCATATCTATGGCGGGCCCAACAGACGGATATCAGAGGAACACGGCTTCTATATATGGCTCGTCCCGGAGCTGCACAATATGAGTGATATGGGGATCCACTTTGACAAGGCTTTCGACCTTGCAGTAAAGCGTGAGTGTCAGAGGGTATACGAAAGCACCCATACAAGGGCTGAATTTATGGCTCTTATCGGACGAAACTACTTAGACGACTAAATATATCACCTATAAAGAAAGGGGGCTCAAATCGGCGATTTTATGAAACTGAAAACGAAAGTAAAACAGCTCGCAGTAGTGGCGAGCAAGGAGTGTCTGGCGGTGAAGTTCTACGACTCTACTCTGCTTGATGAAATAACCAAATTCAATGGTAAACCGACATGGATAACACTCCAGACGGAGGGCAAGAGCAAGAACGCTAACGCGTATATGTGGCAATTATGCAGACTCATAGCAGAACACCCGGAGGTAAGAAGCTCCGACATAGACGTATATAAGGACGCTGTAATAAATGCCGGTTGCAATAACTGGTTTGACGGTGAGGTAAATACTGAGGATTTCGGTAAGTTCTGCGAGGCTTTCGCAGATGGCCACGTTGGCTGGTTCGTTGCTCACTATGCGGATACCAGGGAGGGCAAGACGCAGTACAGAGCCTATTATGGCTCAAGCATATTTACTAACGATCAGATGCAGAGGCTCGTTGATTATGTGGTAGGTCAGGCCAAATCATACAATATAGAAACTTTAGAGGATAGAGAAATAGAAAGGTTAGTCAAATCATGGAGGGCTGGGTAAAAATTCATAGGAAATTACTGGACAATCCTATAGTCATGAAAGATACGGAGCACTTCGCCGTATGGGTGTACCTCTTGCTCAACGCTACACACAAACAGCACCCGGCAGTATTCGACGGTGAAAAGATAATCTTACAGCCCGGGCAGCTCATAACGGGACGCAAAAAGATAGCATCCGCGACAAAGGTTTCCGAGAGCAAAGTCAGAAGAATTTTAAAAAGCTTCAAATCCGACCACCAAATTGACCAACAAACGACAAGCCAAGGCTCACTGATTTCAATACTTAACTGGGTTAGGTATCAAGAAAGTGACCAACAAACTGACCAACAAGTGACCAACAACCGACCAACAAGTGACCAACAAGTGACCACTATACAAGAATGTAAGAATGGAAAGAATGATAAGAATGATTATTCTTTTAAACCCGAGGAAATTAAAAAGAAATCTGATTATGTACTTAGTCAGATAGAGAAAGGAGTGTACTGAGTGAATATCTGGAACGGCATAGGGAATATCACAAAAGACCCGGAAGTAAATTATAAGGCGGGCAACGAACCTTTAGCAGTATGCCGGCTGACGGTAGCCATAAACGACGGCTACGGAGACAAGCAGAAAACGTACTTTATCCCGGTGACTGTATTCGGCAAGTCTGCGGAGAACTGCGAGAGGTATCTGGCAAAGGGGTCTAAAGTGGCAGTGACCGGCAAGATCGTAACAGGCTCATACGAAAAGGACGGACGCACCTATTACACGACTGATGTTATCGCTGATAGAGTCGAGTTTTTAGGAGGAAACAAATGAACATCTTTACCGACAGAAAGAAGCTCATAGAGAAAATAGAGGAGCTGACGGCTCAGAACGAGAAACTAAAAGAAGAGTGCCAGCATTTGAACCTACTGGCGGATAGTCTTGAAAGGAACAACAAGGAGCTGAGAGAGCTGGGCGGCGACCCGGTAGAACACGCTATCAAACTCGAACAAGAGTTAGCGGCGAAGTACGGAGCGGCGGCTGACGCTTGCCAGGATGCGCTCGACAATATGCAGTTACGCATTAACAGAGCAAGAAGCGAGGGCTATAAAGAAGCGTTCGCTAAAATGGGGATGTTCGCACTCGATAAAAGACTTGAGGGGCATAAGCTCTATTATGACCCGGACACGCTTGAAGCGGTAGAGATAATATCAGAGAGAGAGCTGGAAGATATCGAAGAGGGCTGTATAAGTCTTGAGGGGATACAATGAACAAGTCAGAGCTTGAACAGATAAATGCTTTGAAGAAAGAACTAAAGGCACTCAAAAGGCAGATAATGAAACGAGCGGGCAAGGAGAAGTTACAAAGTGACGTCGTTAAAGGTTCGCTCCCTGAGTTCCCTTATACCGAGGTACATTACAAGGTTGAGGGTATAGCGGACCCGCTGAGGGAAAAGCTCAGGGCGAAAGCATACGACGTTGAGACAAAGATCGCCGAGCTTGAATACTACATAGACACGATACCAGACGCGGAGATGCGGGCTATAATCCGCTACCGCTATTCTCTGGGGCTTACTCTGGAGGAGATAGGCATAGAGCTTGGGTACGACAAATCTGCTATCAAACGGAAAATTGACCGCTTCATGGAGGCACAAGATGAAACCAACAGTATTTAATTATAAGAATTATGAGAGTACAGTAGCTCAGAACAAGGAGCTCTTGATCGCCGTTGACCTTTTCAGACATAACGAGGAGGTCATGCTCAGAGCGATAGACTACATAGGAGAACACGCTAAAATGGATGGCTCTGAGTGGATTGGACTTACTGAGATACTGTCAGATATGAACCGATTAGGGAGGTTATGATGCTTTTCGTTAAAATAGCGTTGACGTGGATAATTATTTTATTCGTCGCCGGCATTGCTCGGGTGCCGCTTGACTATCACATGAGCATCCGCGCAAGCAACATATACGGCAGTGTATTGAGTGTCGCTGCATTCGTTACGTTTATCGCTGCTATGGTGGTGATTTCGTTAGTGATATGGAGGTGTTTATAAGTGAGATGTTAGATTTTGGATTTTATAACATGGACTGCATGGATGGAATGAAAGAGTTTCCAGATAAGTATTTTGACCTTGCGATAGTTGATCCGCCTTATGGAATCGGAGCAGATAAAGGAACAGGCGGTTTCGGCATCGGCAATGCAAGACACTACACTTCACAATGGGATGCGAACATTCCAACAGAAGAGTACTTCAAGGAACTGCGCAGGGTATCATGCGATCAAATCGTGTGGGGGGGGCAGTACATGACATCACACCTGCGTTCAGGAACAAAGTGGATCGTATGGGATAAGGTGGGTGAAGTGGCATTCAATAATCCTTATTCCAAATGTGAACTGGCATGGACATCATTCAATGGGGCAGTAGATAAGTTCACGCATAAGTTGATGGGGTTTATTGCGGATGGGAAAGAACATCGCATTCATCCGACACAGAAGCCTGTCGCACTGTATAAATGGATACTGACCAATTATGCAAAGGAAGGTGACAAGATACTTGATACTCATGTTGGAAGTGCGTCAAGTCTTATCGCATGCCATGACTTGGGATTTGATTATGTCGGATTTGAAATTGATGAAGAGTATTATAAGTTAGCGCAGAAGAGAATTGATGAAGAGTTCGCACAAGTGCGCTTTGAACTTGATTGGCGATTGCCATAGGAAGGAGATAACGAATGATTACAAATAGAATAGAAAAGACAGATATTGAGAGAGCATTTGACGAGAACAAAGATTGGTTTATGATGACCGCTTACAAGGACGGAGAGGAACAAGTATTGACTATACAGAATACAGATGTCGTTGCGTTTAACGTGTGGTCATATCTGACAAAGGCAAAACCAGTATTTGATGAGATCCGTATCAGAGTAGCAACAGACGAAGAAGTTGCAGAGTGGGTAACAGACACACCATTCAAAGGCGGTGATGATGAATGAAAAAAAAGAACTGTCCGATATGTGATTATCCGTTTGATATGTGCCAATGCAGATTTAGTGGCAATGCCCATCCAGACAGAAGCAAAAGGGCAAGAGTTGTAGCAGACCACATCTATCTTTTATCTGACGGACAAATTGAGCATCTAAAGCAAGTACAGAAAAGGTGGCACATCGTATATGACGATGAAGAAATGAATCGGATTCTTGCAGAGTTGGAAAGAGGTGATAACAATGGATGATTTAATCAGCAGACAGGCGGCGATTGATACGCTTGAAAATACAAAAGAGGTGGCAAGATGAAAGTTTTAATTGCTTGTGAAGAATCACAGCGCATTTGCAAGGCTTTTCGTGAGCGAGGACATGAGGCGTATAGCTGTGATATTCAGAAATGTTCGGGGGGGGTACCGAAGTGGCATATTCTCATGGATGCAAGAGCCGTTATAAATGGTGGAATGATGAGATTGCAAACAGGTGAAAAGTTCTATGTCAATCAATGGGACATGATAATAGCACACCCACCTTGCACATATTTATCCAATGCGGCAACAAGAAGTCACAGCGTAAGAATGACACCTATAAATTGGATAAATGCAAGGACGCTGAACAGAATTGAAGCAATGGCATTCTTTATGGATTTTGTAAACGCAAATTGCGAAAAAATAGCCATTGAGAACCCTGTCGGCGTAATGAATACCTGTTATAGAAAAGCAGACCAGTCTATAGACCCATATATGTTTTCTGATGGGAAAACAGATACGGAAAACTTTGTCACCAAAAAGACCTGCTTATGGCTTAAAGGCTTAAAACCATTAGAACCGACATACACAGGAGAGCGTCCAAATAATCATGAATTATTCGGAACATACAAGAATGGGAAAGCAAAAGTCTGGGAAGATACAGCAGTAAACGGCGGGTTTGCCAGAAGTAAAACATTCCCAGGGATAGCAAAAGCAATGGCAGAACAATGGGGGTGACAGGATGGATGATTTAATCAGCAGACAGGCGGCGCTTGATGCACTTGAAAATACAAAAGAGGTGGCAAAATGAAAGTTTTAATTGCTTGTGAAGAATCGCAGCGTGTCTGCATTGCATTCCGAGAGCGTGGGCATGAGGCATATAGCTGTGACATTCTGGAGTGTAGCGGCGAACACCCGGAGTGGCATATATTAGGGGACGCGGTTCCGCTCGTGAATGGGGATTGCACCTTCAAGACGATGGACGGAACGAAACACACGATAGAGGGAAAATGGGATTTACTTATTGCACACCCGCCATGTACATACATAAGCAACGCGGGCGTCAGATTCCTATATCCTAACGGTAAAGGAATTTTAAACGAAGAACGGCTGCGTAAGGGTATCGAGGCGACGCATTTCTTTTTACGCTTTTGGTACGCTGACTGCGACTGCATAGCGGTAGAAAATCCGATCCCGTCCACGGTATACGGATTACCGAAATATGACCAAATCATTCAGCCGTATATGTTCGGGCATCCGTTGCAGAAGAAAACTTGCTTATGGCTGAAAGGGCTGCCGAAACTGACGCCGACAGACCCTATACCAAAAGAACAATGTCAAAGTACAAAGATCTCGGGGAATTGGTTTAATCACGGAGGCAAAGAGCGTCAGGGCAACAGAGCAAAGACCTTCCCCGGCATAGCAAAAGCAATGGCAGAGCAATGGGGGTGAACAGGATGAATGATTTAATCAGCAGACAGGCGGCGATTGATGCGCTGAAAGAACACAGGGCGTTGTTTTGCGATAACACGCCAGATACATTTTCAAAATTGTCTTATGCAGAAAAAAGCAGAGTAGATGAGTTGGACATGGCAATAGCAACACTTGTCAATTTGCCCTCCGCACAGCCAGAGCGCAAGACGGGGCGGTGGATTCCTTGCAGTGAGAGGTTGCCTGAGAATATAAGACCTGTGATTGTTACATGGAAGAATACTGACCCTGCATCTTATTATCAGTACATTGTTGGAAAACATTTTACTGGAACAGCATGCTA